AGGAGGTGAGCAATGACAAACAATAAACAACAAACGGCACACGGTTTTTGTGAAACCCCAGAACAAAAATGTACAATGAATTATTGTGATGAAAACGGATGTCAAAATAGAAAAAGAACTTTGACAGAACCTACGGAGATGCCAAATAATAAACAACAAACGGTAGTACAACTAATTATTCAAGCCTTAGATATTGAATGCAAATCAAGAGGAATGAATGTGAATTGGGATATGTATTTAGAAACGGAAAAAGAAAGAATTGAAACTGCATACAACAAAGGAACAGTTCATGGAATTGATTATCCTGAAAGTACACTACCAATAACTGGTGAACAATACTACGAACAAACCTACGGATAACTATGAAAAAACTATTTATAATATTCCTATTTTCAGGATGCTCTCAAAATAAAACAGAGCATAAGTTAAAAGTTACAGATACAACAATCTACTATGATAGTATGATTTTAATAAATGAATCCCCTTAAACTAAAACCAATATCAAACTTAATACCACCACACAATGAGCAAAATAATTAATCTAATCAAGAACTTATTTAATAGAGAGACGGAGGTGATGGAGGCCACCCCGTACGAGTTTGAATATGACCGCCCGATTGAAGGGTTTAATGAATTTCACGACAACTTAAAGACATGGAGAAAGAATTAATCAAATACTTTAACGATCGCCCGTACAATAACTTTGCAGGCAATGACGTGGCAAGCATCATTAGTAAGATGTGTGAGCCCAAGCGCAAGAGCCTTGGCATGACATTTATGGGTACAGAGGACAGAAGAGAACTGATAGAGATCATTGAGGCAGTAGAGATCGTGACAGGCATGAACTTCGACGACTTCAATGTAAAGACCAGAACACAACAACATGTAGAGGCCCGCTTCCTATTCATGCACTTTGTATACACAAGGATGAGACTCACGCTGAAGATGATCGGTGGGTTGATGGGAGGACGAGACCACTCAACTGTGATCCACGGGGTGCAGTTGGTGGCTGACTGGATTGCTAACAAGAAATTTTACACAAGAGAAAATAAACTAATCGATGACATTACAAGACATTTGGAACGAAGCGCTGAGACACAAGGATAATTCCTTCTTCATCGGCAACGACTCACTATTCACGATCCAGAACGGATGCAAGATAGAGAGATTTAATAACGGAAAGATTATCATCAAGAACACTAGGCTAGGCGGAGACTTCTACAAGAAGCTGAAGGACTCAGAGTACGCGGTATTCGAGGCCGATGGATGGGTCATGGGAACCAAGTTTGTAGAACTACAGACATACAAGTACCAGATCGATGCTTTGAACAGGATCATTCAGAACAGACTATCTGCCGGACAGGACCCGACAAAGTATCAAGAACAGAGAACTAATATATTAAAGAAGACATATGAAAACCCCTATTCAAAAATTATTACAGCAAGTGGAGAGCAGGATCTCCTTCCACTCGCAGGCACAGACACTCAGTAACGATTCAAACTTTCACATGGGAGCACTGCAGGAGGCTGTCAGCCTTAAGGAACAGTTATTGCAATCTCTTGCGGATGAAAAGAAATGTATTGTTCAAGCGTGCACTGACGGGCTGTATGAGCCTTGGATCGTATCTGGTACGGACTATTTTAACCATAAGTATGAAAAGGAGACTGGTAATTAACGACGACATGACCACATGCTACAGGTACGACTGGAAGAGGGTCATGCTTGCAAGTGTTCTGCTGAACTTGGGAATGGGGCTTGGCTTTGTGTACATGGCCAACCTGCCAGAAAAGATACGACACGTGTACCATTCCGTGATAGTGAACGAAGAGAGCAATGACATGGCACTGACCGATAGCGGTCTGACCGCCGAGTTGGTTGCCAGCGGAGTTCTACTACCAAACGTAGCAGTCGCACAGGCAACGATCGAGTCTGGTCTAGGCAAGTCCAAGGTTGGGCGTGAGGCCAAGAACCTGTTCGGTATTGTATTCCACAGGTGCAAGCACGTGGCGGGCCAGTACGGAGCCTACGCCAAGTACAACACCTACAAGGACAACGTCAAGTGTTACGCTCACATACAGGGCCGTTACTTGAAGAACATCAACGGGTCTTACGCCTCTGATCCTAGTTATGTAAACAAACTAAAAGAAATGAAATGAGAAAGGCGTTTGTGATCATAATGGTACTCGGGCTAGGTGCGATGAGCCTACCGCTGATAGTATGCGAGGAGATAATATCATTTATAAATGTAAAGATGAATCAACTAATAGAAAAAATACAAGACTATGGTGAAAAGATTAAGTAATGAAGAAAAATGGCAGATCGCACTTGAGACACTGATCAACAAGATGTTTGAGATTGCCGGACACGATGTGACATTTAATGACATCGTTGACAGGAAAGACAACTGGTTCCAAGACTGGACCATGACACCAGATCAGGACGCTGAATGGCGCAAGTGGGGAAAGGCCTATCTGATGAAGTACATGAGGCTTTACGCCAAGTCTGCCGATGTTCAGATGTCAATGATTTCACTGAACTGGGGATTAAAATTATCAGAAAGTCCTTGGAAATCAGACAACTAATGGTTAAATTTGCATATGAGTTTTGACAACGTAGAGAAGCCTGCACACTATAACCAATCGGGTATCGAGTGCATCCAAGCGATAGAGGCATCAATGAGCAAAGACCAGTTCTGTGGATACCTTAAGGGTAACACACAGAAGTACATCTGGCGGTATGAGAATAAGAATAAAATAGAGGACCTCAAGAAGGCCCAATGGTACTTAAACAAATTAATAGAAAAATATGAGCAAGTTTAAAGAATTAAATGCAATCAACGTCAACAAGATGACGGAGAAGAAGGGCAATCAAAGTTACCTGTCTTGGGCCTACGCATGGCAAGAGACAATGAAGATCTGCCCAGACATGACACGAAAGGTGTACGAGTCTGAGACCGGTAACAACTACCACACAGACGGAAAGACGGCATGGGTCAAGGTTGGTATCACCATCGATGGGCAGGAGCACATCGACTACCTCCCGATCATGGACGCCAAGAACGCTTCCCTTCCAATCGAGAGGGTCACATCATTTGACGTGAACAAGGCGATCCAAAGATCTACCACCAAGGCGATCGGACTACACGGGCTAGGTCTTTACGTCTACGCCGGAGAGGACATGCCAGACGAGGAGAAGGCGGCCAAGGCCACGCCAAGCGCAGAGGGTATTGTCATTGAGCTAGAGTTGGGCGACGAGAACTGGGTAAGGGTGATGAACTATGTAAACGCCAACAAGAAGAAGGGGTCGAAGTTTATCCTTGAGCAGTTGTCCAAGAAGTACAACATCACGGACGTGATCAGGACAGAGGTTAACAAGGAGGTTGCATCGTGACCCAAGAAATCCTAACAAGACTGAACAGCGACTCTGAGTACTACGGGGACTTCGGAAAGAAGTTCCTGTCCAACTCGGACATCGGCACACTTCTAAAGGACCCGTCATCGTACGGAAAGGACAAGGAAAAGACTGTACCAATGGTGCAGGGCTCTTACTTCCACACCGCAATGCTGGAGCCACAGAAGATGGTAGACTTCCTGATCTGCGACGTGACATCTCGAAATACCAACAAGTACAAAGAGATGTGCGAGGCACAGGGTGTAGACATCATCCTTCTTTCTAAGGAGGTAGAGGAGCTGGACTCGATGGTAGACTCGGTCAGGGGACGCATGGACTTCTTCGACATGATCTACGAGGACGGCAACATGTACGAGCAGCCGGGCATATCCAATGTTATGGGCGAGATCTGGAAGGGAAAGGCTGACATCATCTCATCTGAGTTTGTCATCGACCTCAAGACCACATCAAACATCGAGGAGTTCAAGTACTCTGCAAGGAAGTACAACTACGACTCGCAGGCCTACATTTACAACCAGATCTTCGGCAAGCCGGTCATCTTTATCGCGGTAGAGAAGGGTACCAACAAGACAGGACTATTCGACTGCTCTGACGAGTTCTTGGACAGAGGCAAAGAGAAAGTGCAAAGAGCAGTAGAAGTATGGCGCAAGTTCTTCGGGCCAAATAAAACGGAGGACATCACACAGTATTACACAAAAGAAACACTATGAGTACACTAATCAGTTTATCAATCGACGTGAGCAAGATCACGAAAAGCAAAATCAAGGACGGCAAGTACCTTGACGTAACCATCTCTGTAGACGATGCAACGAACCAGTGGGGCAAGAACGCTTCCATCTACGAGTCGCAGACAAAAGAGGAACGCGAAGCGAAGACCTCTAAGGCCTACATCGGAGGCGGAAAGGTAGTTTGGACCGACGGAAGCATTAAAGTGGCTGAGAAGTCCTCTAATGAGCCCAAGAAGGCAAGCGCACCATCCGAAGAGTTACCGTTCTAAGAAACCAAGGCACAGGCACATGGGACTGCCCCATGTGTCGTTGTGTCGGTTTTTAGGTCCCCTACTCTATATATATAAAATTGTATTCTATATATATTTTTTTTAAATTACTAATAAGTATAGTAAAAATCGACACAAAATAGCTAAGTAGAAGAAATTCAATGAGTTTGGTTGTGTCGGTTCATTTTAAAATCGACACTAAGTCGACACAAACCCCAAAAAATCGACACAAAATGCAAAAAATCGACACAAAAACCATACCTTCGAACACTCAAATCGTGAGAGCGACAGTAAATGACAAGAGGAAAATAAGAGTTTACGTGAACATGGAGAGGGTAAGAGAGTTTGACACAATACAAGAAGCAATTAAATTTATGATAGAAGCAAAAATCAAGGCCAAGGAGATGGTCGAGTATTACATGAAGAACAGGAGCTTTAAGATTAGCGACGACTCACGTATTGAGTGGCCTACCGCAAAGCTGTTCGCAACCAAAGAAATTCAGAGCATGCTCGGCGTGGCATTCACGTTCACTGGAAAGCAAGCCGACGAGATGTATGAGTACCTTCACAGGGTAAGACAAGAGATCGATAACTTATGAGCGACATAACCAAATGCAAGGGAGAGGGATGTCCCATGAAGGAGACATGCCACAGGTTCACAGACCCAGCGACTGAGTATCAGTCATACTTCACCGAGTCCCCGATCATAGACGGCAAGTGCACTATGTACTGGGGCCAGACACAGCAGGACATCATGGACGTGTTGCAAGACATGATAAATGGTTCCGCATACAAATGAACAAATCAAATCCAATGGGAAACATAACAATATTCAAGAGCATCAAGGACACGTCGGCGCCATTCTACAGGTCGGTCGACTACATCATTCACAGGATCAAGGAGGGCAAGTCCAAGGACATCGTCAAGCGGATCAGAGAGGAGAAGGACAAGGAGAAACGAAACCAGATCAAGAAGGAGCTACCGGCTATCTGCTTCTCCGGTGAGTTCACACGCAGGGAAGACTCTGCACTAGTATCTCACTCTGGCGTGATCTGCCTCGACTTTGATGGCTTTTCAAAGAAGGCAGACATGCTTGCCAAGAAGGAGGAGTTCACCAAGGACAAGTACACCCTGTCAGTGTTCATCTCGCCATCTGGCGATGGGCTCAAGTTGCTGGTCAAGATACCGGCAGACGAGGACAAGCACAAGTCCTACTTCAAGTCACTCGAGAAGTACTACAACTGCGAGCAGTTTGACAAGACATCGAAGAACATCTCACGTGTCTGTTACGAGTCTTACGATCCGTTGATATTCCATAACCCAGAGTCAAAGGAGTGGGACAAGGTATCAGAGGAAGAGTTCGAGCAGATCAAGAGGCCCGACAACGAGCGCACTATCACTCTTACGGACCAAAACGAAATTGTACGCAGGCTACGCCTTTGGTGGGAGCGCCAGTACGGGATCGTGGTCGGCGAGAGAAATGCCAACGTGTACATCCTAGCTGCCGCATTCAATGACTTTGGTGTCAACAAGGAGCTAGCGAGCTACGTACTCGGAGAGTTTGCACACGATGACTTCCCGCTATCTGAGATCAAGACCACAATCGACAGCGCTTACCGTAAGGAGCAGAACTTCAATACCAAGTTCTTCGAGGACCGGGACGCGATCGACAGCGTGAGAAGGCAGATCAAGAAGGGCGTGCCAAAAAAGGAGATCCGTCAACAGCTTAGAGATTCCGGGCTGAGTGACGGTGTATCTGACGCCGTAATGGTAAAGATAGAGGAGGACTCATCAAGCAAAGAGTTTTGGACCAAGTCATCGAAGGGTGCGGTCAGTGTTGTACATTATTTATTAAAAGAATTTCTAGAAGACAATGGTTACTTTAAGTATTCGCCGGAGGGCACAAAAAACTATATTTTTGTTAAGGTTACGAATAACCTTATTTCTAATGCATCTGAAGATGAAATCAAGGACTTTGTTCTAGAGTATCTATTCAAGATGGAGGACCTGTCCATCTACAATCACTTTGCAGACAAGACCAGATACTTCAAGGAAGACTTTCTGTCTCTGCTGTCTCCTGTCGACGTGTACTTTGTAGAGGACGACAAGGACGATGCATACCTGTACTACAGGAACTGCGCCGTCAAGGCCAACTGCAACGAGATCGTTATGATCGACTACATCGACCTTGGTGGTTACGTGTGGAAGGATCAGGTAATCGACAGGGACTTTGAAATATGCGACTCGCATGACTGCGACTTCAAGACATTCATCTCAAACATCTCTGGAGCAGAGAGGGACCGTGTCAGATCGGTAGAGAGTACAGTTGGTTTCTTGCTGCACAGCTACAAGAACCACGGGTACTGCCCCGCGGTTATCATCAATGACGAGGTCATCACCGACAACCCAGAGGGTGGTACGGGTAAGGGACTATTCATGAACGCCATCTCTAGGATGAAAAAGTCATCGGTTATCGATGGAAAGAGTTTTAACTTCGAGAGGAGCTTCGCTTACCAGACCGTGTCAACCGACACACAGATCATCGTGTTCGATGACGTGAGAAGGAACTTTGACTTTGAGAGGTTATTCTCTATCGTTACCGAGGGTATCACTCTTGAGAAGAAGAACAAGGACGCCATAAAGATACCGTTCCATAAGTCGCCGAAGGTGGTCATCACGACCAACTACGCGATCAAGGGAAAGGGTAACTCATTCGAGAGACGCAAGTGGGAGCTAGAGTTCAAGCAGTACTACAACAAGGACTTCACGCCACACGTAGAGTTTGGCCGGTTATTGTTCGAGGACTGGAACGATGACGACTGGTGTAAGTTTGACAACTACATGGTCAACAACTTGAAGAACTACCTATGCTTTGGATTCATCAAGTCTGACTTCAAGAACCTCAAGACACGTAAGTTTATCGCAGAGACGGACCACAGCTTCTGGGAGTGGATGACAGACAGCGAGAACAGGTACCTCAGAACAAACTCTAAGATCTACAAGGAGGACGTGTACAAGGACTTCGTGTTGGACAACCCTGACTTTGGTCAGAGAGGAAAGACATCGATATCGTTGAACAAGTTCTACAAGTGGCTCGAGTCGTTCGGTATGTTCTACACTGGAGAGACCGTAGAGCAGGGTCGTGATGGTTCTGGACGATGGATCAAGTTTGTAAAGAAGGAGCCAGAGCAATCTGAATTTGAATTCTAATGGAAAAAAATATCACATTAAGACCATATCAGCAGGCTATAGTGGAAAAAACTTGCAAATTATTGGGGGGAGCCCCTCGTTTTGCATATCTCTCCATGGAAGTTAGGACAGGCAAGACCTTGACGGCCTTGTCTGCTCTTGATCATGTTGGTGACGTCAACGAAATGGTATTTGTAACCAAGAAGAAGGCGATATCCGGAATACAGAAGGACTACAAGGCCCTGGCCCCTAGCTATAATTGCACGTTTATAAACTACGAGAGCCTGCACAAGTTAGACATTTCTAAGATAGATGCCATTGTATTCGACGAGGCTCACAGCATGGGAGCATTTCCCAAGCCGTCTAACAGGGCCAAGGTGGCACGGGATCTGGTGCACAAGCACAATCCATATGTCATCTTCCTTTCTGGAACGCCGTCACCGGAGTCATACTCACAGATGTACCATCAGATGTGGGTACTCGGGTCAAGGTCTCCGTTCTGCGAGCCGACCTTCTACAAGTGGGCTCACATCTACGTAAAGATCTGGGAGCGGATGATCAACGGCTTCAGAGTCCACGACTACTCGAACGGGATCAAGGAGAGCATCATGCCGGCGGTACAGCCTTACATGATCAGCTACACGCAGGACGAGGCCGGATTTACATCCAAGGTAAACGAGCACGTTCTCATGGTTAAGATGAGCGAGACTACTTACAAGATCGCAGACAAGCTGAAGAAGGACCTGGTCTTCGAGGGTAAGAGCGACGTGATACTTGCGGACACGCCGGTAAAGCTGATGCAGAAGCTGCACCAGATATACAGCGGTACTGTCATCCTAGAATCAGGTAACAGGCTGGTATTTGACAACACGAAGTCTGATTTTATCAAGGAGCACTTTGCAGGAAAACGCATAGCGGTATTCTACAAGTTCCAGGCAGAGCTAGAAAGCTTGTTGTCTGTCTTTCAAGAAGATATGACCACCGATTTAGGAAAATTTCATGCAGGTGAGTGTAACAACTTTGCTATACAAATTGTTACGGGGCGTGAGGGAATCTCTTTGAAGCAGGCCGACTACTTGGTCTACTACAATATTGACTTCTCGGCCACGTCTTACTGGCAGAGCAGGGATCGCTTAACTACGATGGACAGGCTAGAGAATAACGTGTACTGGGTCTTTGCTGAGGGCGGTATCGAGGAGAAAATTTATAAGGTTGTTCAAGGAAAAAAACCTTACACGGTATCGCATTTCAAGAAGGATTTGCTATCTTTGTAGTCCCATGTTAGAATCTAAGCTGCAATCAAAGATGATTAAGCTTGCTGAGGAAAACGGGTGGTACGTCCTAAAACTTTTGAGCACTAATAAACCAGGAATCCCCGATCTGTACATGTATCGGGAAGGGAGAACTGTCTTTGTTGAGGTCAAGAGAGAGGGAGGTAAGGCCCGGCCACTGCAAGAGTATCGAATTAAAGAATTAAAAGAGATAGGAGTCGAGGCCTTAGTCTGCGACTCAATTGAAAAATTTAAAGAACTATTATGAAAAAGCTAATATCACAAGCACACGGAACAGCCAAAGCCAACGGGTTTTGGGACACAGAGCGCAACAAACCAGAGATGTTGATGTTGATCGTATCTGAAGCAGCGGAGGCACTAGAGGCCTTGAGGAAAAATCATTACGCAGACAAGGCAGCAGTCGCCCTCTTGTCTGATGACTTCTTTGCAAGAGGTGGCACAAAAGAAGAGTATGCAGAAATTTTTAGAAATAATATTAAGTCTAGCTTCGAGGACGAGCTGGCAGACGTTTGTATACGTCTATTTGATTTATGTGGCGGTCTTGATATTGACCTTCAGAATCACATTCAACTTAAGATGGCCTACAATTCAACAAGGGGTTATAAGCATGGTAAAGCGTTTTAAATTATGGAACTAGAGAAAGAGATTTTGTCGGATTTAGTAGTATGGTCTAAGTATGCACGCTTCGTACCTGAGTTGAACAGAAGAGAGACGTGGACCGAACTTGTTACACGCAACAAGGAAATGCACTTGAGGAAGTTTCCTCAGATGACCGCTTTGATCGAGAGAGCTTATGAGTTGGTGTATGCCAAGAAGATCCTCCCATCTATGCGTTCGCTTCAGTTTGGTGGAAGGCCAATCGAGGTAAACAACACTCGTTTGTTCAACTGCTCTTACTTATCAGTTGACGATTACCGTGCGTTCTCAGAGACCATGTTCCTACTTCTTTGTGGGACTGGTGTTGGATACTCGGTGCAGTCATTCAACATTGAGAAGTTGCCGGCCATCGCAAAGGGAACCAAGACCCGAAGGTACTTGATCGGTGACTCTATCGAAGGATGGGCCGACTCTATCAAGGTACTGATGAAAGGTTACTTGGGACTTAGCGCTACGGTGCCTACATTCGACTTCCGTGCAATCAGGCCAAAGGGAGAAAGACTTATCACCTCTGGTGGTGTTGCCCCGGGTCCTGAGCCATTGAAGATCTGCTTGATGCACATCCAGTCAGTATTGGACCGCAAGTCTGACGGAGAAAGGCTTACATCTGTAGAGTGTCACGACATCATGTGCTTTATCGCAGATGCGGTATTAAGCGGCGGTATCAGACGCAGCGCGATGATTGCGTTGTTCGATCTTGACGACGAGGAGATGCTCACGTCTAAGTTCGGCAACTGGTGGGAACTTAACCCACAGCGTGCACGTGCCAACAACTCTGCCATCCTAAAGCGTGATAGTGTATCTAAGGAGGAGTTCCTTGGTCTATGGAAAAAAATTGAGCTGAGCAATTCTGGAGAGCCCGGATTTTACTTCAGCGACAACGAGACCATGGGCACCAACCCCTGCGCTGAGATTGCGTTGAACCCATTCCAGTTCTGTAACTTGGTAGAGGTGAACGCCTCTGACATAAAGGACCAGGACGACTTGAACGATCGCGTGTACTGGGCATCTGTTATTGGAACCATGCAGGCATCTTACACTGACTTCCATTACCTTCGTCCGATCTGGAAAGAGACCACAGAGCGTGAAGCATTGTTGGGAATCGGGATGACTGGTATCGCTAGCGGTCCGGTGATGAAGATGAACCTTCAGCTGGCCGTTAACCAAGCGATATACGCAAACGTGTCTGTGTCTGAGATGATCGGAATCAACCCTGCAGCTCGTATAACATGCGTGAAGCCATCTGGGACCTCTTCCTTGGTCTTGGGGACTTCGTCTGGTATCCATGCATGGCACGACGAGTATTACGTCCGCAGGATGCGTATTGGAAAGAATGAGGCGATGTACACGTACCTGTCGATCTACCATCCTGAGATGTTGGAGGACGACGTGTTCAAGCCACAGCAGCAAGCTGTCGTGTCTGTTCCGCAGTCTGCACCGGTTGGCGCCATCACTAGAAATGACGAGAACGCTATTCAGTTCTTGGAGCGTGTAAAGTACTTCCACGAGTACTGGATCACACCGGGACACGTGCGTGGAGATAACACACACAACGTGAGCGCTACTGTGAGCATGGGCCAGTCCGAGTGGCCGGCAGTTGGAGAGTGGTTGTGGGAGAACAAGCAGTTCTTCAACGGACTATCTTTCTTGCCAAAGGACCTTGGAACGTACGTTCAGACTCCGTTCGAGACCATTACAAAGGAGAAGTACGATCAACTCGTTACAAATCTTAACGCTTTGGATGTCGCAAAAATTGTAGAGATTAGCGACAAGACGAGCCTAATGGACCAAGCTGCTTGCGCTGGCGGTGCCTGCGAGGTTTCATAGTCCAGTTTTTATGTAAATAAACTGGACATTAATCGGTTATTTTCCGTATAACCTGCCAAAACTTGACAATAAAACGAGTTTTGGCGGAATATACGTTCATTAGTGCAGCAAAATGCATATAATGATGTATAAATCAGACAAATTATACCCGAACGCATATAAAGTGTCATATATGGCTCATTTTCGTACCCTTTTGGGTGTCTTAAAGGACATTATTGTACAATAATTGCACATTATAATGGTTAAATGTGCCAAAAATAGCACAAATTGCACAATATAATGGTTATTTTTCACAAAAATGGCAAATAAGGATTTTTTGCACAAGGTATTGCTTTTCGCTACTTTGTGCATATATTTGCATCGAACCACTCTCTGGATAGAATCCTTAGACCGAAAGTCCCCACCTGCATACCGTAAGATCTGCTCGTGGGGCTTTTTCAAGCCAAGTGTCGTATATCCGAAGCGGAGCTACCCCAGAGATGGGCCTCCGAAATATGTGAAATCCATAGACTTAGGAACTGAGGGTTCAAATCCCTCCTTGGCTACGAACCATAATGCGGCAGAATTACTCACAATTGCCAATAAATAGAAATAGTGGCAAATGTTTGCGTACAATTTGTTGATAACTCAGGGTATAGTCTGATTATCTTTGCCTTGTTCATATCTCGTTGGGTAACATTGGGGTTTGGAATTTTCCGGCCCCATTGTTTTAAACACCATGAAACCAGAACACAAGAACATATCTAACTACGTTAACTCGGTTATGGATGAGTTGAACAGCCTGTCTACAGACCTCTACGAGGCCATGATGGACCAGGAGAACAAGGAAGTGAAGAAGATCGTTGAGGCTATGATACCTTTGTTAAAGGATATTCAAGCGACCCACACAAATGAAATCATATAAACAAGAGGCTGTTGAGCTTTTTGCCGAAGGCAAACTCAATAAGACCCAGATTGCTAAGTCCCTAAAGGACAAGTACAATCTGCCAATGTCTGAAGAGACAGTGAGAAAAGAGGTATGCAGACAAATCACCAAGCACAGAGCCTTGGTTGAAGAGTGTAACGTAATAGGGGTTCCCGTTGACAAGGTAAAGTATTACTGGCACAAGGGAAAGAACTTCTCAATGAACGTAAAGGGAGACGCTGCCCCATCTTACGAGGAGATCAGAGACGATATCATCGATCAGATGAAGTCTTATGCACCCTTGTACCAACACATCCACAGAAGCCATAGCAAGGACGGGCACCTACTGGTGATCGATCCTGCAGACATTCACATTGGAAAGCTCGCTAGCTCTTTCGAGACCGGCGAGGATTACAATAACCAAATTGCTGTCCAAAGAGTCAGAGAGGGCGTCAAGGGAATCCTAGACAAGACCGCTGGATTCAATATTGATAAGATCTTATTTATTGCTGGAAACGATATCCTGCACATCGACACGCCAAGGAGAACCACCACGTCTGGTACGTTCCAGGACACCGATGGCATGTGGTACGACAACTTCTTGATCGCCAAGCAGCTTTACATTGAGATACTTGAGATGCTGGTAACGGTTGCTGACGTGCACTTCTGCTTTAATCCGTCTAACCACGACTACACGAATGGATTCTTTTTGGCCGACACGATTCAGTCATGGTTCTCAAAGTGCGATAATATTACCTTTGACTGCTCTATAGCACACAGAAAGTATTACACTTACGGGACCAATATGATTGGATCTACACATGGAGATGGTGCCAAGGCACAGGACTTGCCATTGCTTATGGCTCAAGAGTCACCGCTGTCATGGTCACAGACCAAGCATCGCTATGTGTATACACACCACGTACACCACAAGACGTCCAAGGACTACATCGGTGTCACTGTGGAGAGTCTTCGATCACCGTCTGGAACAGATAGCTGGCACCATAGAAATGGTTACAGCGGCTCCCCCAAGGCGGTGGAAGGCTTCCTCCACCACCCCGAGCACGGGCAGGTCGCTAGAATCACTCACTTGTTCTAGTCCTCGTCTACCTGCTCTGCTCTCTTCTGAATCTTCTTGTTCATTATGTTGACGATGTTAGCCATGTCTGATGGCAATATTCCTCCATAATAAGCAGTCATAATAACAGCATTCATTCTAGCTATATCAAGGTCCTCTTCCATGAGGGCCTTTTTTACTTTATTGCCGTTGTACTCTTTGGTGAACTCACCATCGATAGCAGCGTCATAGTATTCGATTAGTTCAAGAGCCTTCTCTGCCGCAATACCCTGCGTTCCAAGCATGTCTAAGTAACCTTGGTTCATCTTGTCGTACAGCCTGAACTTCTGCTCCTCGTCCTCGATACCGTACCACTTGTATGGTAACTCGTCAGATAGGCCCGTCTCGTCTAAAAGGTAATTGACACCCTTGCTAGCTAAGATATCCATCCCGGGGATCGGTGGCAAGAAGAAGTCCTTCATGAATGCCTGAGCAGTGGATTGAGACTGTCTCATCTTTCTAATCTTCTTTTCCTCTTCGTCCTCATCTTCACCCATGATGGCAGCTGCTACTACATTGTAAAGCTCCTTGAACGCAAGTACTATGCCCTGGAACGCTACTAACTCGATCAATGCTCCAGACAAAGACTTAGCCGCCTCTACCTTGTCATCTTTTGACGACACGTCATTTGAAAGGGTTCTTACGTCAGACCATATACGAGTCTTTTGGTTTAAGGTAAATGTCATCAATGGAAGAATGGCACGTCTCAAGAACACAGTAGCTGGCTGCTTGCTAGCGAAGATCTCTCCCTGCATGTCGGTGTCACTGATGTTTTGCTGAGAGTCGACCATCGCCTGTGCGTAGTCAGCCGCATCTTTATTTAGCTCGTGAGTATTGAAATCTATTCCAGAGATATTTACACCCTGCTTCTTCAATTTGCTCAAGTAAAAAGAAATCCAAGAGGCACGTGCAGCAAAAATGTCCGGATTCTTAAGTGTAATTTCAAGAGTCTTGTTGCTAAACTCCGCAACACCATCTAGTCCACGCATGGCCAAGTTCTTCTCTGCCTCTACCAACTGTCTGTTGATAGACTTAAGTTCACCTTGAGATGCGACACCACGGTTGGCGATAGGATAACCAGAGCTGTCGATAAAGCCCATTCCGCCATTGTACAGCAACTTGTTTAAGTCAAACCTACCTGTCTGAACAAAAGTGTTTATCATTGGAGGAAAGAACTGCTTAAATGGCTGTGACACACTAAACAATGCCTTAGCAACACCAAATGATGCAATGGTATTAATTGTTCTATTTATCTTTGAAAGCTCATTCTGGTCCACATAAGAACCACCCTTGGCGCGGTTTACGTACTTGATCAGTCTTTTCTTGTAAAGGTTCTTGTCTTCCTTGTTTGAGAAAAGCTTTGAGAAGTTTTTAGATGTCACAAAACCTTTCATCTGCATCACAGAGCTAGCGGTCTCTACGTCTACCATTGCATTCGTGAATGCGTTAACGTTATTCACGTCAAAGTCAAGGTTGACTATACGAGTTTTAACACCATTCTTGTCCTTTGGAAGATTAGAAATACGGTTATTTTTTCTCAGTGATCCAGACTTAGACGTGTCAACGTACTCAAAGTTTCCAAAGAATCCAGATTCAAAGTCTTCCTCGACAGCTGTTGGTGCCTCCTTTAGTTGGAACCTGTCGGGTGTAAAGTCAATGTCCCTAGACAATTGTGTATTGTACACGTTTCTAGATACCTCGTCGATACGGTCGAAGTTCTCAGACCACTTGTTTATCCACCAGTTTACAGCGTCTTGGTTGATCTGGCTTACGTTTTTCTTGACGTCATTAATATTCTTGGCATCTTTCAAGACCTTTTCGTACACCTTTTGGATGACCTCGCCCTTCTTGATTTCTGATTCAGTGTTGTTGTCTACGTCAGATAGCGCCTGGATTGTTTCCTTAATGAGTGATTTGCGCCTATTAAACTCGTCTTGCGCCTGGAATTCATCGCCGACCACGTTTCTAGACATGAATGCAAATACACCACGCTCGACAACATTCTCACTTGCCAAGAAGTCCTTGGTCTTCGAGAATAGCTTTACGTACTGTTTAACAGCATTGTCAACCATCTTCAAGGCCTTGGCCTTACCATTCGACACTCCATTGATTCCGGCCTTTTCAGAGACCATTATAGCACGCCTTGTGTTACCCCATAACAACTTGTTAAGCATTGGAAGCGTTGCGAATCCTTCTCCCCATACTCTTCCAACTAGTCCAGAGAAGTACTTGCTCAATGGGATAGACTTGATACCATCATCAACTAACTCTCCGGCATTCAGCCCACCTTGGTAAAGGCTTACCATTCCATCGATAC